AGTAAGTTAAATGAAATATTATGTAATCTCAATGAAGTGGTTGAGGATTCGGATTATGATGAAGATTGTGGTTATTTATTTATGTATCGATTAAAATAAGAATATAATGGAAAAGAAAATAGTGTGGTTGGATATGGATGGTGTATTAGTTGATTTTAGAAAAGGAGTTGATTTAATATTAGAACGAAACCCAGAATTTAAAGAAAAATATAAAGGTGAGTATGATAGAATGCATGGTGTATTCCGTAATCCACCTCCAATTGAAGGAGCTATTGAAGCAGTTAAGAAACTGGCAGAAAGTGGTAAATATGAATTGTATATTGCCTCTACTGCCCCGTGGGATAACCCACAATCTGCTTCTGATAAAAGACATTGGATTGAAGAACACTTTGGCGATTTATTCAAAAAGAAAATGGTTATCACTCATTTGAAAAATATGTTGATTGGTGATTACCTAATTGATGATAGAACTAAAAATGGTGCGGGTGAATTTAAAGGTGAATTATTACACTTTGGATATGATTATGTGAATGATAAATTTAACAAATATCCTAATTGGGATTCAATATTAAAAAAATTATTATGAGAATAGTATTTGTTTCACTAACAATGTTTTTATTTGGATGTTCAAAAGAAGATGTAGTTACTCCTAAAAAAGAATTTACTCTTTCCATTGATTCAGTATTAACACAAAGTGGAATGAGGTCTTTACCAAAAGATAAGAATGGATTTTATCATCTAAAATTAGATGAAACTAAAAATCAAACAATACATCGAATAACAGGTCGTATTTTACTAAATGGAAAACAACCAACCCCATCCGAAAAAGTTGAATGGGAAAGTAATTTATTCTGGCATTTAAAAAGAAATGATACTATTGCTACTATAACGAAAAGTTATATAAATTATTTTACAGGTCAATATACAATAGTTAAACTACCTCCTATGATTGCTTCTAAGGATGAATTAGTTCCTACAATAAATGGAAGTTCATATAGTGGAACAAACGGAGAATTTAACACTATGATTGCACCTATTTATACAATGAAAGGTGATACTATGATTGTTAAAGCTAGTAATTATACATCTAAATTGTTTGATATTAAAAAAATTGTATTAGAGTAATGAAAAATATTGAAATTGAATTAACTCCTATTACTGAAGACCATTTAGTTAAATTTGGATTTGAAAAAATAGAAGAAGAGGGAATGGAAGGAGCATATGCATATATGTTAAAATTACCAAAAAATAATCCAGATCCTAATTGTATGTATCTAATAAGTTCATATAATAACGAATCAAATGATATAGGGTTAGAAGAGGGAGAATATGTAGTTGAATTATATGATAGTGGCGGGTTAGGTATATGCACTTTTGTAGAAGAGTTAGATATGCTATATTTTGTTCTTACAAAAGAAAGTTTGTTATAATGAATATTGAATTAAAATCAGAAATATTAAATGATAGATATACCGAATATGTGTATCAGCATTTTGATATTCAAAATACCGAAGAAACAAATGTTTCTATTCCAATGAACTTAGATGGTCTTAATTCCTTTGATTGGAATATAGGAATTATCTACGGAGGAAGTGGTAGTGGAAAGAGTAGTATTATAAATCATTTAGGGGGTGTTAGAGAGGTGATCTTTGATAAAGATAAACCATTGATATCAAACTTTAATTGGATGGAGCCAGAAGAAGCTACGAGGGTTCTAACATCAATCGGTCTATCATCCGTACCAACCTGGTTACGACCATATAGATTACTTAGTAACGGAGAACAATATAGAGCTATGTTGGCATTTTTAGTTGCCAGTGCAAAAGATGGCGAAACAATTCTAATAGATGAATACACATCAGTTGTTGATAGAGATGTTGCTAAGGCAATGAGTTTTGCATTACAAAAATACATTCGTAGAGAAAACAAAAAAATTATTTTAGCATCCTGCCATTTTGATATTATGGAGTGGTTGATGCCCGATTGGACATATTCACCAATGAAAGGAGGCGGGATTGAAAAACCCGACTATCTTCGGCAAGGGAGACCCGAAATCACATTATCAATTAGTAGAGTTGAGGCTGAAGCTTGGAACTTCTTCAAAAAACATCACTATCTAACGGAGGAGGCTAATAGAACTTATATTTATCTTCTTTTTGAATGGAATGATAAACCCGTTGCCATAAATGTTATTGGAAGACATTTAGGCACAACCGGAGGAGTTCCTGGATATAGAGGTAGTAGAGTAGTAGTTCATCCGGATTATCAAGGAATGGGCATTGGAAGTAAAATATCAGAATTTTCTGCGGGGATTATTAAGAATAGAGGTGGTAGATATTATACCAAAACTATAAATCCTGCATTGGGTGAATATCGTAATAAGAATACTCATATATGGAAACCAACTCCTTTCAATGGAAAACTGAGAATTAATGATAATGAACATTCAGATATATACAAAACGATAAAACAAAGGGCTTCTTACTGTCACGAATACATTGGTGAAGGTATAGATGGGTTTGATGAGTTATTGAAGCCAGTAGAAGAATTAAGGGGTTTAAAGAGGATTAATAATGAAGTTATCAATAAATTTTTCTCATTCTAAAAAAAATATTTGGTTTTGCTTGGAAAAATGCAAAATTTTTCGTATATTTGGGGTATCATTTTAATAACTAGATCAGTAAAGCATAAAGCTAAGAAAAAAGAATAAAAAAATAAACAATAAAACTTAAAAAAAGATGATTAAGAAACACTCAAACGAACAATTGGAGCAGAACTATCAACGATTCATCGGAATCATTAAGAAGTATGTAAGTGGAGATAGATTGGATAAATGTCTTCATATGTATTCAATGGAGGAATTAGGTCCTTCTTTAATGTTATCACCTGCAAGTGGTAATCAAAATTTTCACAATGCTTACGAAGGGGGTTATATTGATCATGTTTTTAATGTTTGTAAAAATGCAATAAAAATGAAAAACACTTTTGCTGAAGCAGGGTGTAAATTTGATTTTACTGATGAAGAATTATTATTTGCAGCATTGCATCATGATTTAGGTAAGTTAGGTACTAAAGAAGAGATGCATTATATTCCTAATGATTCTGAATGGCATGTTAAAAATAGAGGTGAGTTTTATAAAAGAAATGAAGCTAACACTTATATGACTTTGACTGATAGAACTTTTTATACTTTAAATCATTATGGTATTCAGTATAATGAAAAAGAATACTTTGGTATTAAACTTACTGATGGTATGTATGATGAAGATAATCAGAAATATTTAAAAACATATGTTTCAGGAGCTTCTATTAAGACACCTATGTATCATATCCTGCATTTCGCAGATTCTATGAGTTCATTTATCGAAAGACAAGCTATTATAGGATAATGACAATTTGTCTATTATTACTGACACTTTTTCATTATTATTCAGATGGTATAGAAATTGTAATTAGTATAATAAACTAAAATTATAATATTATGATGTATTCAGCAAATTTAGAGCATTTATTAGATGCATTTGAAAATGAGTTACCTGCTCAATGGAAAACAAGTTCTTCTTTTAAATCTATTACTCCAAACTATGTGGTAAATGAATTGGAAGATGGAAAGCAAGAAATTGTATTAAGTGTAGTGGGACATGACCCAAAAAACATTAAAATTGAAGTTACCGAAGATAAAGTTTCTATTAAATCTAAAAAAGAAGAAGATAGTTATTCCTTAATTCAGGATATCGATACTACTTTTACTATTGGTAAAGATTATGATGGAACTAAAACGGAAGCTAAATTTTTAAATGGATTACTTGTGCTAACAATTGATAAAAAGGCAGAGCGAAAAGCAAAATTGGTTACGATAAAAGTTGGATAATTGAAATATTATTACTATCTTTATAAAGGGAAGAATTAACATCTTCCCTTTTTTAGTATATATTTATATAACAAAACAAACAAAAATAAAATTATGGCAAAGTTCCAACAAAGAATCCTCGATAATAATGAGGCGGTAAAACAAAGACTTCGTATCGTATTGGATATGATGAATGGTGCAAGACCAGCTAATAATGTTGAAGCAAAAAGATTATTAGAAGAGGTTAAGAATTTAATTGATACAAATAGTGATTTAGTTACTTTAGGATAAAATGAATTGGCTTAAAGTATTAGTAGGATTATCAGCACTCATAATAGCAGGGTGTGCCGCTTATTTCTCCGTAACAGGTTTAGGAGTTTTATTTAGTGGTGCTAGTATTGCTGTTATGGTAATGGCTTCTTCTTTAGAATTAGCTAAGTTGGTTACTGCTACATACTTAAAACAAAAATGGAATAATATTAAAGGTTTTAATAAGTGGTATTTAACATCAGCAGTAGCATTGTTGATGTTAATTACTTCTGCTGGTATTTTTGGATACCTTTCCAATGCATTTCAGGCACAATCTCTTCAATTACAGCAAGTTGATAGAGAAATTGCAGTACATCAAACAAAAATTGACCAAAATACGGATCAAATTACTCAACTTTCTACCCAAATTACCGAATTTAACACTAATCAGGGTAAAATATTAGATGGTGGTAAGGTAAATTCTCGTCTTATTCGTTCTATTGATAATAGAGATAGACAAATATCTAAAATAAACGATAAAATCAGTAAATTGCAAGAAGAAAATGCTTCTGAAACTGAAAAAATCAACCAAATTAAGATTGCAAACTTAGGATTGGAAAAAGAAGTTGGTGGGTTTCGTTTTGTTGCTGAAGCATTTGGTATGGAATTGAAAAATGTTGTAAAATTCTTCATATTTTTGATTGTAATTGTATTTGACCCGTTAGCAGTAGCGTTAATTATTGCATTTAATGGTTTAGTTTCAGATAAAAAAAGAAAACAAAGAGAGATTTTAACCGAAATGATGGAAAATGACCAAAAATTAGGTTTGTATGAGGTATATGGTGATAAAAAAGAAGATTTAGTGGAAAATAATTTGCAAAATGAGGTAAATAGTGGAAAAATCTTACAATCTGAAGAAGATGCTGAATTATTTTTTGATACGATAGAAAATCCACCTACTCCAGTAGATGCTTTGATTGAAGCAAAGGAAAAATACGAAGAAGATTTAAAAAAAAAGTCTTTGAAGATTTAGATTCGGATTTAAACACATTAACACAAGATTTTAGTGCAAGAGGTATTGATTTAGACGGAG